TACATGATACCAATCCACATTACTAGTACCGCCTACTTCAAAAGGTTTCCAGTATATACTCAATCCTGTAATTCTTTTGTTAAAAGAAGTTGTATTCATTACTACATTAATTACTGGTGGTACTTTTTTATATCCACTAGCCCAATTATTTGCCAACACACCAATTGTACCATCACTGTTTTTTGCTAAAGCGCTATCCTGTGCATAATCATATTGAAATGTTACAGTGTACCTGTCCAGACTAAAAAATGTATCATCTGTCAAGTCGTCCATTACCTCATAATCACCTGTGCCGTCTGATGGATAATGAATAAAAAGACCTACCTTATTGACTGCATCTACAGTATCTCCACCGTCAAATGGCGAAGTCATTTCTACTACTGTAGGTGGTGTTAAATCAGTGGATATGGCATTCCAGGAATTTTCAGCAGAAGCATCTCCAGGTTGTGTAAATCGCTCACTTGTAGAATAAGTTACCCCCTCACCAAAAATGTCACGCTTAATATGACCATACCATTGGGTTGTATTTGAATTGGAAAAAGTGCCATCACTGATCCTTAAAATATCATCATGGACCAAATATGATGGATTATGAGTGGTTGCTGACCATTCTGAACTTGATAAAATATTTGCCCAAGTGCCACCTGTTCCATCACTACTGTCATATCTTCGTATTCTGCTCGCTGATAATGCTGTTTTCTCTGAATAAACATACCATTGCGTTGAAGTTTGAGCATTCGCAGCATCATATTGGGTTCTATAAGTAAGAAATCCCCTACCCTCATCAGTCTCTAGATTAGCAGTATCAACTGCTGTTTTAATTACATTTATTTTAGGTTTTTGGATTACACCTAATTTTGAATTGTCTACGTCAGAAAAAGTTTGATATTGATCTTCTCTTAAATCAAGCTCTGACTGAAACGTTACCAAGCCACCTGAAAAATTGTTTATAGGCTGCCTGGGCATTAGAAATCATTATAAGGAAGATTAAAAGCAGGTTCACCAAAACGCTTCTGACCATCATCCACTATTTTGTTTTCCCACTCTTTAAACTCATTTTTAAAATAGGGAATTAAATTCATGTCGCGCAATCTTTCAGCTACTTTCCAGCATCCATAATAAATCAATGCCTCATTATAGCGTGCATCAATCTCTGGAGTATCTGATGTTGTTAAAGTCGTTGGTGTCCTATAATAATAAACTTTTATCGCTTTTACTGCGCTGGGAATAGGGAAAATACCTAATTTTGTTTGGTTTATATAATAGCCTTTGCCTGTAGTTAATTGCACTTCTGAATCATCGCTGGCAACATCGTAAATCTGATCCATATTAATGCGAGTCATTTGGTCGCCATCATAATCCACTCTATAAATACGAATCATATCAGACAAATTAGTAGACACAGTAGTGCTTGCAGGTGTAGTTTTTGACCAATCTGAACCTGTGAGCAGTACATACTGTCTTTGATCAGCCACCGAATTGCGTGAACCGTAGGCAGGAAACAGATCCGCTGCATCTCCTAAAAGACTCTGACCCTTGTTTATAAGATCAAATATTACTGCATCTGTTATTACAGAGGTGTCTTCAGCACCAGTAATATTTCTTACATCTGTTGTTAATGTTGCTAATGTTGCCATATTCTTCCTGTTAAAGCGTCAGGGGCGACTAGCGCCCCTTAACACTTTTTTTAACTCCTAGACATCTGTTCTAGCTGAAATATATTGAATACACGCATAGTCTTTACTATTGAAAGCTGTACGAGCTACTCCATATATCCAACCAGCAGACACACCTAACTTGTTGGCATAATCAAAGGATTTTTCTACCCATTTCATTTCGCCTGCGCGAGCAAAAGCTAATGCTCCAGCGCCCATGAATAGGTTTCTTGCTCCTTTTATGTTACTGCCACTACCCATCGTATCAGATGTAGTGATGTCCTGATGTGAATGAATGATGACATTACTATAAACACCTAATGCGCCTTTGAACAGTGGGTTATCACTCCCACGAACATTGGCATATTGCTGTATAGTTTTCCATGCACTCAATTCAAACAGGTCATACGCTACCTCTGGATGGACTATAAGAACATAATGATCTTCACCAGCAATTCTTATAGGTCGCATTCTCCAGTTTGCTGATGCACCTAATGTTGCAATTGTCTTCAGCCTGGTAATGTCTGACAACTGGATTGATCCAGCTGCTGCCAAACTACCTGCCTGATCTGAATTGCTATAAGAGGACGCATCACTAGTAACTGCTAATACGTTTCCAAACGTACCACTGGTTGCTGTGGCTGCGCTAAAGATTTGACTATCTACATCTTCAGCATATACTCTTGATAACTGTGATAAAGATTCATTACGAAAATCGTAAAGAACCTTACTGTCATCAAAATTACCTGCATTTATGACACCAAATCGTCTTTGGGACGAAGTTACTGTCTGCGAGTATGATGATAATCCATCTTCATTGCCTTCCAAAGAGGAATCGCCTGTTACTACTGTGCCTGTTAATCCAACCAAGCCAAATGTCATATCCTTACCTTTGCCCTCTGGCATTGATTTTTCTACAACCATTGACTCCATTGAGTCTCCCATGAACTTCTTAAAATAGATTTTCTTACCTACTTCCTTGAACAACTCTTTAGCCCAACGAGAGACATTTAATCCGCTTGCCCATTCTCTTGCCATAATATCCCCCTAACCTGACTTGCTGTCGAACAAACGACACCAAACCATGTATTTACCTGCATCCATCGCATTATTGAATAAGACATCAATCGTATCTGCTGAACTAAAATAATGTCCACTAGAATACGTATCGGCTGCGGCTGTTGTATTTAAGCTATTATAGCATATTCCAGCAGCTGCATTTAGATTAACGCCGTCCAGAAATCCATCGGCTGATACACCAGTAAGACCAACATCAGCAGTAGCAGTGCCACCTTCTGTCGTTAGAATCGCTATACCAACTTCTGTTACAACTGCACCTGCGGGTATACTTAATGCTTCCCAAATATCTGCAGCTGACAAATTGCCGTCTCCAGATGAAAGAGAATCATATACCGAACACATGAATCCTTGAGGTATGTCAAGAACACCAAGAGATTTTAAATAGCTATCTGCATAAGATACTGTTGCCATTTTTTACTCCTTTTATTCCTTAAGATTAAGATTCCATCAAAGCTCTTTTACGCACATCGTCTGGCAGTTTTGCCCACTCTTCTGGAGAGATACTATCATAATCAATATCTTCCCTGTTGCCACCGCTAACTCCCGAAAGAGTATTGGGTACATTTGAAGCGTCAGCTACTTTTTCTGTCTTCTTCTGTGTTTCTATATCGTCAAGCTTTTTCTGAATCTTCTCATATTGCATTAGGCGATAAGCGTCTTCAAAACGATTAACGCCTCTTCCGTCTCCGTATTTTGCAATCTGCGAAAGATCGTCCTCTGATACGTCAGGGTGTTCCACGATGAAATTTTCAACATCCTTTCGTCGCGCAGTTTGAACGTTTTCAGCCCTTCTCTTTTTGTCCAAAGTTTCCATTATTTCTTCTTTGATTTTGCCTTTCTCATAAGAGAGATATTGTTTAACAGAATCAGAATCATAAGGATCAAGCTCTGGGACAGGCGCTTCTGCCTGTTTAGGTTGAAGGTTTTCGTTCAACTGCTCGATAGCGTTGCGTAATTCACCAAGTTCATTGCCCTGTCTTCCTATCAATTGCTGGGCGTTCTGATAAGACTTATCCTTTTCTTCAGCAAATTTGGTCAGATCATCAACAGAATCAAACTTCTGTTCACCAACCATTGCTATATGTTCAGGTGTCTCCGCTGATTGCGTAGTTTCAGATTCATCACTTGTTGGGGGAGATTCATCTGGAGTATACTCTTCTCCGCTTATCTCCTTTTCCTCATCTATGAACTCAAACTGTTTGTCACTCATTTTACTACTCCTTTTCCTCGTTCAAGGGGGATGGTTAATAGAGGGTTCATTCTGTTTGTCCCTCTTGTAAAGCCTGCGTCTGCACTTTAGCTTCTTGTTTTTGAGCCTCTGCCTTTACTCTTTCCATTACTTCTGGGGCAGCTTCAAAGTCTGCCATTTCAAGATACAGAGGCAATCT